AGCGGCACACCGAATACCTCACAACACCACAGGACGCGCGCAGACGCGCTATCAGCAGACGGATTGGAGACCATGTAACATGGCAAACGGAGCATACACAGCAAGCAACCGGGGCGCGCGCGGAACCGCTGCGGGGACTGGGCCCGGATCGAAGGCGCAGGACTACACATCGTTCGCTAGCGCGATCGACCTGCTCGCCGCGTCGCCCACGGGCTCGGACTGCGCCCGCGCGATCTGCGTCACGAGCGGCGCCGCGTCCACGCTCGAGTTCGTCGACGGCTCGGGGAACACGGCGACGATCACCGTCCCGTTCGACGGCTGGCAGATCGACTGCTCGGCGCGCACGATCACAACAAATACCGATGTGACAGAGCTTGTGGTAATCTGGTGATCACATGCCGCGTCTAGGTCTAGGTTTAGGGTTGGGTAGGCGGCGGGGGCCGGGGTCGACCGGCGTCGCGATTCCGGACCTGCCCGTCGAGTGGTGGCGGTCTGACCTCGGCGTCACGCTGAACGGGTCAAACGTGTCAAGTTGGCTCGGTCAGAAGGTTGGGTACGACCTCGCGCAGGGGACCGCCGCCGATCAGCCGGCGTATGACGCAGCCGATGCGGTGTACAACGGGCAACCGTCTATCACGGGCGACGGGTCTAGCGATTGGCTCACGGAGGTGGCGGGCGCTGGAACGCTTGGCGCGCTGCTCGGGCGCGGGGACGATACGCCGTTCACGCTGATTGCAACGCTGCGGCGGGAGTCCACGGGCGCGGTCACCAACGCCATGGGGTTTGCAAAGTCTACGGACTCAGCAAACTACAAGATGCGCGTGTCCACCCCGGCAGGCGCGGGTTTCAACGTGTTCCGTCGCACAACGGGCTCCGTCGTAACATCGGACGCGGGCACGCTCACGGCGGCGTGTGTGCTCTCGGTCGTGTTCAGCGGGACGACGGTATCAACGTGGGTAAACAACACGCTGGTTCACAACGAGGAAGCCCTAGACACCACCACGATGGGGACCAACCCGGACCGGTTCGCGCTGTTTATGGACCCTGACTCCGTGCCGGGGGCATACGGCAACTTCTCTTGCGCGGAGATTCGCGCATACACGTCCGCGCTGAGCACTGGGAATCGCCAAAGCGAGCAGGTGGCAATGGCCGCATACGCCGGAGTAACGCTGTCATGAGGGCTTGGGTTATCGCGCAAGACACACGCGCCGCGCGCGCGCTCGTCGCCGCGGCGGATCGTGTCGAGGGCTACCCGCGACGCGGCACGGACAAGCGGGGCCGCCCGGTCGGACCTGCGGCATGGGATGGCACCGGCCCGACGCCGCACGGCTGGACGAAGACAGCGAGCAGCGTTCGCGTCCGTGATGACGGGACGGTGGCGATCCGCTTGCCGGCGGACATCGCGCAACGTGCGCTTGCCGCTGGGCTCGTGACCGAAGCGGATGCGCTCGGCAGGGCGATTGCTGAGTCGGTCGAGCGCTTGCCAGAGGAACCCGTGCGAGTGAGACTCACCCGATGATCCTCGCCATGGTTCTCGTGTGGGCCGCGATGGTCGAAATGCTTGCCGCGCTAGAGCGGTTCGTGGGGGGCTTCGTTGCGCTATGAGGACGATCTATTACAGCAAGCTACCGGCGCGCGCATGGCAGCGGCGCAAGGGCTACAAATACCAGCTCACCAAGCGCCACGTTGCCGCGGTCAACATCGTCCCGCCGAACGGCGCGGCTGTCGTCGATGGCTATGTCATCTTAACCGGCTCCGGAATGCTCGCGATTACCGAGGGCTATTGCTGGGATGGCCCGAGCGGACCGACGTTCGACACGAAGAATTTTATGCGCGGCTCGCTGTATCACGATGCGCTCTATCAGTTGATTCGGGACGGACACCTGCCCAAGTCTGCACGCCGCGAAGCAGACCTGGAGCTTATGCGCGTCTGTCGTGAAGACGGCATGTCCTGGCTTCGCTCGCGGTGGGTGTATCTCGGCGTCCGCGCCGGGGGATGGGCGGTGCTCTGATGTATGAGGTCCAATGGTTCAAGGGCGACTACGGCGAGCGCCAACGCGCGGCCAACGCGGCAGGCGTCGTGTGCTACGTGGAGGCGCATTTCAACGCGCTTGCCAATGACCGGCCCGGCATGGCCGACAACCCGGCGCTTTGCATCGTGGGCAGCAACGCAAGCGCGACGTCGCGCAATTGGGCCGCTTGGTTCACGGCGGCGGTCGCCGCGGAATTTGGCATCCGCGACGGCGGGGTGCTGGTCGGGCCGAAGCGCGGCGATTGGAATGTGAGGCTCACAACGATGCCCGCGATCCTGCTCGAGCCGCTGTTTGTGAGCGACCCGGAGCAAGCGGAAATCGCACGGAGCGAGCAGGGCCAGGACAGGCTGGCGCGCATCATCGCGGACAGCGTGCGCCGGTTCTTCCCCGAGGGCGGCAGCGTCGGGTTCAGCGTCGGGCACAAGTACAAGCGGAGCGCACCGCATGACCGCGGCGCACCCGTCCACGGCGGGGGCACGGAAGCCGAGCTTGCAGAGCAGGTTCTACAGCGCGCGGCCAAGCTGCTGACGCACGGGCTGCAGGTGGGCGACCCGGCGCGGGTCGTGCGCATCGTCGAAGCCGGCGAGCAGACGCAAGAGATTGTGATCGACCCTGATGCGGTCGTGGCCTGGAACCCGGTGACAGAGACGCTCACGATCGGGGGATGAAATGGAGCTCGACGCTATGACACTGGGAAGCTTGATTGGAGCCGCGATCGCCGCAGTCGGCGGGCGCGAAGTGTGGGCACGGCGCGACGGCGGCAAGGGCAGCCGACCGCCCCCGGGGCCGTCGCTGCAACTGCTCGCGGCACAGTGTCACGACCTACACACGCTCGCCTACACGCCCGACCAGGACGGCGTCCCGCTTCACGCGCGGCTGACGACGGCCATCAGCGCGACGGCGCGCGGCACGAAGTCGATGGCGGCGGACTCGGAACGGCAGACGCAGCTCTTGGAGCAGATCGCGTCGTCCCTTAAGCGCGAGCGAGTGCCTACTTTGCCGGGGGACTGACAGAGCGCGCGATGGCGAGCAGCATGTCGCGGAAGCTCTCGGGCGTTCGCGCCGCTGCGGCTTTGCCAACGCGGGGGCGGGTCTCACCGCTTGCGACGCGGTTCCCGCACCACGACACGGGGGCCGAGCTCGCACCGTCCGGCGTCACCGACCAATCAAGCGACGGCAGCGACGACACGCCGAAGGCGTAAAGCCAAGTAGCTTTCTTCGCGACGTGGCCATAATGGCCTTGCTCGACGTGGCAGGACCACCCGCCGCAAATGCCGCGTTGCCATCCGCCGCCACGCACCGGGCGCGGCAGGTCGAACGCGGGCCACGCATCCGAGTAAGCCGGATGCTCGAGCACGCCTCCCCACCGCCGAACGGAGAGCAGCGCGGAGGCAAAACATCCGTCATCTTCGCCGCGCTTGTGGCCCCATCGCGCTTCGACCAGCCCGGCCAAGCGGCACCAGCGCGAGCACGGCGGGTGCGCTACGACGGGATACGGTCCCGGGTAGCGCCTCGCGTCCCGCGCGGAGTCCCACGGGTCCACATCGGCCAGGCCGAAATAGTGGCCGTTGGTTTCAACGAATAGAGCAGCGATCATTTCATGCCCCCGAAGGGGCCCGGTATGCACACCCTGCCGGGCGCAGGGTCATCGGAGAACCCCGGTGCATTCGGGGGGGAGTCAGTGCCTCCGGCGCGTCGACAATCCGACTACGGGAGCGCCCTTTGCCGGCGCGGGTTGCGCCTGGATTTGTTGCAGCTCCCCGTCCGGGCCAAATGCCCAGCGCGTGTCATCGTCGGAGATGAAGTTGACGCGGCGTTTTTCGTCAAACTCAAACGCAACCACGCGAACGCGCTTCACCGGCTTGCGCTTCACCTAAACGGATCCTCGTCCGTGTCGTCGCCGGGCTCGCGGGTGGGTGCGCGCTTCGGGCCGTCGCCGCCAAGGATTACGTTGCTCGCGTTGACTTCGGTTTTGTAGCGCTTCGTCCCGTCCTTTTCGTAGGACGATGTCCGTAGCGAGCCCTCGACGAAAACGCGGCTCCCTTTGCTGAGGAGCTTGGCGAGCGCTTCGCCGCGTCGACCCCACACCGTGACGCTATGCCATTCGGTGCGCTCTTGCCATTGCTCGGACCGGTCCTTGTAACGCTCGGTCGTGGCGAGTCTGAGCTTCAGGATGGCCTGCCCGCCGGACGTCATCCGAAGCTCAGGGTCTTCCCCGAGGTTCCCGAGCAGCATCACGCGATTTAGGCCCTCAGCCATTGGAGTCACCGCCTCGCCCCGCGGCTTGGCGGATGTGGTCCGCGTACGGCTCGAGCAGCGCGGTAAGGCGCGCGTTGTACGTGTCATCCGCGAGCCGGCACGCTTGCGCGTGTCGCTCCTGCAACAGCGCCACCTTGGCGCGTAGTTTCTCGATTAGTTTCGCTTCGTTCATTTCGCTTCCTTCCCTTCCTTCACCCACGCGCCGAGGCGCGTGATGTCTTCCGATGTCCACTCTCCGACCGGCTTCCCCACGAAGCCGACCGCATCATCTACCGTCAACCCGAACGCGGCCAGCTTGCTACACGCCTTGCGCGCGCGCGCCGGGTCCGGCTCGTCGGGGGCGGGTCCGGGCTCCGGCATGTCCGCGGACGCGATGCCCAGCAGGCTCGAAAGCGTGTAGCGGCTGAGCAGCGTGATCGTCGACGCCACGCCTTGCGCCGGGGATTTGCCCCCGCTCGTGTCGGTGGGCGCGGTGATCGTGGCCTGCTCGGAGTGCCCCGCTTCGTGCGAGAGGCGGCACGTCACGGTAACGCCGCGCTGGTCCGTCGACGGTTCCCAAGCGTGCGAGAAGCCGTGCTGCCCGAGGTGCGGCACGATCGCATCCAAGATGCCAGCCAGGCTAGCGTGCCGGTACGTCACGCGGCCCTTTGAGCCGGTATAGTCCACGAGCGCGTCTCGGCCGACCACGCTGGGCATGTCGCGCTTTAACGCGACCATGGCCGCGCGGTAGAGCTTGCGCGCTTCGCCGGCTTCATACTCCCGCTGTAGCGCGAGCAGGTCTCGCAGCGTGGCCGGGTCGAGCGACCCGTGTTCCATCGCCGCACGCACCAACGGGTGTGTGGGCGAGTCGGGTAGGGCTAGCTTTCCGTGGGTGTCGCTCATGACTCTCCTCCAAACACGTCAGTCGATTCCTCTAGCCGAACGTACTTCGGCACCGGCAGCACCGCGCGCTCGGGCACGGCTCCGTCGGTGTAGACGCCATCGCACGCCGCGAGGCGTTCGAGCAGGTCACCGTACACCCGCCGGCCCTCGTCGATCGCTTCGTCGGGCGTGTCAAGCACCCACACGTCATACGGCGCGTGATTCTGCACGACGATCGTGACCTCGGGCAGCGCTTGGCCGTGACCGTCCGCATAGAACGCGGCTTGGCCGTGGTAGAGCCGTTGGAAGTAGGCGCGGCCGAAGGCTTCCGGCGTGTCTTCGCGCGCCGTTTTGAGTGACAGGATGTAGCCCGGCCCGACGCCGTCGAGACGGCCCTTGCAACGGAGACCCGTTGCCGCGTCCGTCCAGAACACAGGAAGCTCGCGGTGCGTGAGACCGCGCACCAGCCGGTTAGCCGTGTCATGTTGGCTCACGGCCGTGGCCATGTCGCTTACGGTCTCGCGTTGCGCCACCGTCAACACTTCGCGCCCGCCGGGGTTGAACGCATCGCGCATGGCCTTGCCCGCCTTCGTTCGCAGGTCGCCGAAATCCGGCTGGGTGACGTAGCGCGACTCGAAAGCCTCCGGCTCCAGCACGGCACAATGCACCGCGCGGCCGACCAACATCGCCGGGCTGTCGAACGACTGCGACGCCATGTGGCGATAATACAGCGGACTAACACCGATGTGTTTTAGCGCGCTCCAATTGACCCCGGGCGCGGCCCGGTATGCTGCCTCATTCATGACAAAATCTCCCTGATGTCGTCGGCGTGCTTGCCGCCCTGTGATTCCAACCACGTCCAGCCTCGCGGGCCGAGCGCGCGACCGTCCGCGAACGGATTCGCCGCAAGCCACACGTCCAGCGCTTCGGGTACCCTGTGATCGAACGCTTGCCGCTGGAGCCATTGCATCGCCGGGCACTCGACAACCGCGCGCCCGTGCTCGTACCGTGAGACTATGACGTCTTCGCAGTCCGGACACAGCGGCACATCGTTGTCGGTGAGCGGGCCGCGTAAGAAGCGCTCGTCGCAGCCGCGACAGCGGGGACCTAGGGTGTGTACTGCGGCGGTCATCGGCACGCCTCCAAAGCAATCTCCGCGCTCGTCATCGCTTCGTGGAGCACCACGTCTCTCCCCGCGCCACAAGCGCGCATGACGCGCCGGACATCCGCAAGCGCTATCAGCGCCTCGGTCACCGCGCCGGCCTGCTCGAGGTAGACAGCGCGCGCGTGCGTGGGCAGGCCGAGACGACGGAGGGCTTCCGTTGCTCGGAGTGTTGCGGTGATGTCGGTCATGCGTCCCCCGATTCGGAGAGCGCGCGCTCCAGGTCATCGGCACAATCCGAGTAGGCGCTAGCGAGCGCGACATATATCGCATCGAATACTTCACCCTGTCCGACTGCGGCGACTGCGGAGCCAGCGAACCGTTTCGACATATCGCGCCATTGCGCGACAAGGTCCGCCGGGCTCACAGCAACCCCCGGACCCACTCGGGGCGAAGCATGGCTTCCAACGCGGCGAGGCTTGGCGCTTCGATTTCCACGCCAGGCGCCGTGAACGTCACGGCGTCGCGCCCGAAGCACACGCCGATCCGCCGGTCGTCGGTCTCGTACAGCCCGCTATCATCGGGGCAGACGAGCCTGAGCGAGTGCAGGTCGATCGCGTCCGCGGGGGACGCGTCCTGCATCGATGAGATGCCCGCAGGCACGCGGCCCGTGGCGCTCACGACGCCACCGCCGAAATCCACGGCACGACCGCGCCCGTGGGCGCGACGAGCACAAGATCGCGGTGCCACCGGCCGCCGCGCAGCACTAGCGCCGTGCTCGCGGACCACCCGTGGTGCCGCAGAGCAGCGTTCGCGCGTCGGAGCAGGCCGAGCCGGGAGCGTTGGTAGTGCGCGCCGTATTTCCAGGCGCGACCGCAAATCGTCGAGCCGGACCATGCCTCACGGCCGTCGAGCAGTGCCTCTTGATAGCAGCCGCGCGGCTGCTTGCGGATCGTGTCGATGATTTCGGTCGGTACTGTCGTCATTTTCTGTTCTCCCTTCGGGCTCGCGCCCTGTCCGATTCCACGAGCATAGTGC